AACTTCAACTCCGACAACGTGTAGCGGCGCGCGTTTTCGCGGGGGCACAAATGTTCTTTCGGGCTGCGCACGTTTCGTTCGCGCCGGCAGAACGGCGTTCTGTATAGCCGGGTCAGGCTGGCCGGTCAAGCCGGCGGGCAGGTCGCTGCCGGGGAGGGCAGGGCCGGCATGGGCAGCCGGAACGGGGGGAAACCGAGGTTGACGCGCCGGCGCGGCTGGCGGGCAGGCAGTGCGGGGAAAACCATATCCGCTCGCGATGCCGGTTGGCATTGCCGACGGCGCTCTTTCGCATGTTGCCGTAGCCTCCAGGGGCTGACCAGGCCAGGACTGACCAATCCGGCGGCATGGCGTGCTCACCTTCGTAGCCGCATAGGGCGATCCGCAGGTTTGGCCGCCCGCCGTGGGCGATGGCCCATTCCCGCACAGCCGCTGAAACTGTGCGGCTTTCCTGGCCGTACACGTCGGCGCGGTCGGCGACGCCGTAGGGCGGGTCCAGGAACACGGCCGTCAGGCCCTCCTCCGCGAGCACCGACTCCCTCAGGACGCGCGACCAGTCTCCACAGCAGACCCTCACGTACCGCAGCCGGTCGGCAAGCTGCCGCATCCAGGCGCGAATGGAGGCTTCGCTGAATCGCACACGCCCGTCAATAGGGCCGGCCTGGAGGCTCTTGCGGTGGACGCCGTTGCCGCTACCCACGACGCGAGGGATGGAGCGGAGCGGGTTAACTACCTGCCACTTGTCGCCGATGGTGCAGCCCATGCCCCACACCCACCGGCCCGCCAGTCCAGCGTCACACCAATGTGGATCGGCCAGCATCCTGGCCAGGCGCGGCTTGCGGCGTTGCTGGGCGTCGTGTTCGGCGTGGCAGTCGATCTCGATGACAGGGTAGCTGGCAGCGCGGGCCACGGCCCCAGGGCGGCTGCGGACGGATCGCCAGAAGTTGGCCACCAGGGCGTCGAGGTCATTGACGATCTCGACGCCATCGGGCAGTGGCCGTCGCATGAGCACGGCCAGGCTGCCGGCAAAGGGCTCGACGTACTGGCCGACGCGCCCCAGGCGATCCCAGACCGCCGAGGCGATGCGGCTCTTGCCGCCGAAGTACGTGAAGGGTGACTGGATTGGCCAGCGGGGAGAAAAGTGCGGCTGGGTCATTTTTACAAATTCACACGGCGATGTCTTTGGCCGATACAAATCCCGGCCGAGGCCTGGCCGGTGGTGATGACACCGGGGCGGGGCACAGCGATGTCGCCCCGCTGCCTCGGCCACTGTCAACTCGGAAAAAACGGCGACGGCGCTCGCGCCCGGCAGGGCCGATCAGGGACGGATAGCGGGAAGGTGTCAGGAAACCGCTCCCTCACGCCGTGGCCGCCGGCTACCCTTACGACGGCTGTTGCGGGGGCAGGGCGGGCTTGATGACCTTGTCGTAGGCCAGGCTGGCAGCCAGGCCGCTGCCCATGCCGATCAGGGCCGATTGCAGGGACGGGCCATGATTGACCATCGCCACGGCGATGCCGATGGCCACGGCCGCCAGGGACATCCAGTCCGACAGCGCTTTGATCGGGGGAATGAGCTTGAGCACCTGGAGCACCAGGATGATGGCGCCTACCGTGCCCGCGTCGACCCAATTCAGTTGATCCACGATTCGCTCCTTTGAAAAATGCCTTGTGAAAAACCTTGCCGCCGGCCCCGAGGCGGTCGCGTCGGGCCGGCGGGCTTTCCAGCGTCATCCAGCCTCCCCTGCCAAGCCGGCCGCCATGCCAGGCAGGATCACCGGCACTCGGTGGGGGGTATTAAATTCGCGCGATCGCCCGCAACATCGGCAGCAGCGTGGCGACGGCTTGCAGGGCGGCCTCCACGATCAGGGCGGGCCGCTCGGCGGCGTCGAGCTTGGCGATCACGGCATCGACGTTGGCGTCGGTGAGGACCGCCGCCAGGTCGCCCAGGCTCACCACGTCGGTGGACACCTGGTCGAGCGGGTCGGCGTTCGCGCCGGCCGCCTTGGCGTACTTGCTGGCCGCCAGGATCAGGGCCTTGGCGGCGTCGATCACAACTTGAGCATTCGGGTCTGCCATTTCGTTCTCCTGAAAAATGCGCTTCCCTGTCGGGTCGCGGCTGAACATGGAGGGGCACGGTCACACGGCCACACGGCCAACCGATCTCACGGCGCGGGTTGGGTCGCCGCCGTCGGCGCGGGGGGAACGATCTTCATCGGCGCAAGTTCCGACTCGGCCGGCAGGTCGGGCTTGACCTTGTCGGCGTATTCCTTGATGCCCATCACCGCGTCGGCGACCTTGGGCGGCGTGTCCGTCCGCCCGGTGAACGTGCTGAAGAGGCTCTGCGCCGAGTCGTACACGGAGGCGTAGGTGGTCAGCACGCCCAGGCTGCGTTCGCCGAGTTTGATGACGCGCCGGGCCAGTTCCTGGCGCTGCTGGAATTGGGCGTTCAGCCCGGCCAGGTTGCCGCGAAATTCCTCCAGCAACGCGTTGGCCTTGTCGGCCTTTTCGATGGCCACGGCGGCCGGGATGTTGCCGTTGGGGTCGGTCGCCAGCTTGATCGAGAAGTCCCGCGCGATCCGCACCTCCTCGCCCTTGTCGCGCAACATCTGGGAGAGCACCTGGGCGTGATAATTGTCCATCTCGCCGACATACTGCTGGAAGCCGGCAAGCTGGAGGGCCTGCGAGCTCTTCAGCGCGTCGGGGGCGTTGCACCCCGTCAGCAGGCAGGCCTGCAAGGCCAGGCACAGCACCATCACCAGGGAGGCTCCAATCGCAAACGGCATTGATCGCATTTCGGTTCTCCTTAAAAGGACCTTCGTTCCGTTGAATGTCTATTCGCCCGGCGGCGCGCAATCAGTCCACGCGCAGGCAGAAGACGCACACGAAGAACGGGCCGACGTTCACGGTGTCGGCCTTGTCGTGCGCCTCGGCTGTCGGGCTCGCGCCGGCTGGCCAATCGTTCACGCCGTCGGCGGCTGTGCCGCCGTGGCGCAAAGCCATGTCTTCCATGGCGGCGTTCTTGGTCAGCTTCGTCGCATCGGGGTAGCCGGGATAGCCGTATCGATTTGTGACCAGCCGCGTCCAGCCGCCAGCCGTGTCGGGCACGCCCGGATCGGCCGGGCCGTACAGGTTCGCGCCGATCAAGTGGCTGTGGTCCACGTGATCCGGATGGCCGTTCTCCGTCATGCCGTGGAAGTCGAATCCGCCTTGCTTCTGTGCCGCGAAACTGGACATGACGTCCCGCCCCAGGCCAGCGGCGTCATCCTTGTCGTAGCCCTCGGGGTGCAGCCCGGAGCCGAAGGCCGCCCAGCCGGCGGGCACGATAGGATCGGAGTTGGCGTCCAGCGGGCACAGGCGCGGCTCGATGCTCTCATCGACCTTGCCGTCGAGCAGGCCGTCGGGCACGAGGCACAGGCCCGAGGCGATCTGGGCGTAGCAGATCACGTCGCCCTGGCGGACGTTGGGGTCCTTCCGCTTGCCATTGCGCGGCAGCCACACCTTGACCACGACGTCTTCGTCCACGTGCGTGCCGTCGCGCAGGCAGGGGTTGACCTCGACGTAGCAGCCGTTGCCGGTATCGGTGGTGTCATCGACCCAGGCCGGATCGCCCGACGTATCGATCACCGGCGCCTTGCCGAACCGGAACACTGGCTCGGACATGTCCTCGACGTACCTGCCCGGCCCGGAGTCGGACGGGTACGATGCGTAAGGCCCCGCTCCCGCGGGGGCGAGTTGCCCAGCGGCGCGGGCCGATGCCTGGCCCTTGGCCGCCGCCTGGGAGAGTTTCTTGAACGCATCGCGGTCCAGCCAGCGGCTCTTGCCGACGTAGTAGGCCCGGAAGTCACACTCGGTCACCAGGTTTTTCAGGTCCCAGCGGACGGACGTGATGTTGCCGTTCGGCGAGACGTCGTGCAGGCCCTTGTACCGGAACACCTTGATGCCCGTGGGATTGCACAGCAGCCGCCCGGCCAGCTTGGCGGCGATGGCGTCCAGGGCGACGCGGTTGTTTGCCGTGTACACCGCGCCCGTCCACGAGCCGTATTCGATCAGCTCGGGCATGGACAAGATTTTGACGTCCGACGCCGAGCCGGCCAGGGCGGCCGTGACGGCCGCCGCGTCCAATTGCGTGGCCACGCCGCCGACCAGCGACCAGCCGGAGACGTAGTAGTCCGCGTGAGTGCCCTGCCGCGCCTCGTGCGAAAACGACACCGTCAGTTCGCCGTTGCCCAAGGGGGAGAATTCCGCCCAGCGGCGGTCCGTGCCCGACGTGGCCACTTTGCCCAGGATCGTCGGCAGCGTGATGATGCCGGCGACGTGATCGACGCGGCAGCCCATGATCTCCTGCCAATCCGAGGCGTTGGACCACGTGCCGTCAGCGGCCTTGACGGCCGGCTTGGCCAGCACGGTGACTCCCAACGGGCGCAGGCCGCCGTCATTGCCCGCGCCTGCCATGTCGGCCACGGCGAAGGCGTCGCGGCGCAGGATGGGCAGGCACTTGAGCCGGTCATCGCCGCGCAGGCGGATGACCGAAAACAGCGTGCCCGCCGCCAGCGGCCTGGCGGACTCGGAGAGCTGCTCGAAGAAGGGGCCTCCCTCTCGCACCACGTCCTGGGCGGTCTTGCCCGCCGGCAGCCAGTCGGCGCTGTCGGGGGCGGACAGCGTGCCGTCCGTGTTGCGCACGACATATTCCCAGGCCAGCGCCGTGCCCGTGGCCAGGATGCCCCCGACCTGGCGGTTGTGGATCGCCTTGGCCGGCGCGCTCGTAACGATGACCGTGCCGGCGCGGGTAGTGCGGACGTCCACCGACTCGGAGGGCAGGGCGTCGTCAATGGAGATGGTCGGCAGCGCGCCGGGGCCGTCGCGAACGGGCTCATCCGGGTCCGCGCCGATGAGGGCGATGCGGTACACGCCGTCCGTGCCCAGCAGCCACACGGCGTCGGATTGCTCCAGGACGGCCGCCAGCGCGGAGGGGACCGACACCCCGTCCCAGGAGAGGTCGGGCGGCATGGGGCCGCTGCCGCCGTCGTACAAGGCCGTGGGAATGCCCGCGTCCAGGTCCAGGGCCGGCAGGCCGCTGGCCAGTTGCATCCGGGCCAACGCGATGCGCGTCAGCGCCCAGGATGTAGCGCCCGCCGGATAATCGTTGCAGTAGCCCCCCGGCAGGTTGTACAGGCCCGAGCCATCCGTCTTGGGGATATTCAGACGCCCGCCGAAGAGCGTTCCGCCGCGCCCGTCCAGGAATTCCCAGCGGCGGTCGGTGAGCGTGATCTCCTTCTCGATCACCTGCCAGGTTTCCTCCCCGGCCAGCTTGCCGCTCAATGAATCGCGGACGTGCTCGATGCTCCAACCGACCAGCTCCACGTCGGGCGCGGCGTCGCTGGAGCACCATAGCTCCAGCGAGCCCTGGCGCTCGAAGTCGCCGGCGAATTTGTCGTATTCGTGGATGGGGACGCGCAGGACGGCAGTATTGGGTGTGAAGCCGGCGGTGAGCTCGACGCTGTCGCACTCGCCCCAGACGCGGATGGCCCCGACCTTGAATGACACGCGCGGATTGGGCAGCGGCATTAGTAGTAGCCCTCCGACCCGTCGCGTCCGTGCGGCGCGGCGATGGACTGCTCGTCGGCGAACAGGAAGCGATACCGCCAGGCGGTCTCGAACTCGTGATCATTCGGGCGGGACAGCACGATCTCGGGCTCTTCGGCCAGGTTGGCCTCCGCGAACAGCGGGTCTGGCGGCAGCGGGTAATCGCCCAGCCCGACCGCCCTGCCGGCCTGGGTGTAGCTCCAGGCGGCCGGGGCGTCCTGGACGATCAAGGGCGTCGTGCCCGCGTACCGGACCTCGCGCAGCAGCGGGCCGGCCTTGCCGTGGCTGACGGTCTCATTGAGCTCGAGCACCTGCCCCACGTCGCGCTGGGAGAGCACGACGAATTCGCCCGTGGCCGAGGCCGTCTTGTATGTCGTCTCCGCGATCCTGGCCGAAAGCAGTCCGCCGGCGGCGCGGAGCGTGGTGTGCTGCGCCTCGATCTCGTCCGCCGCCCATGGCCCGACGTACGAAAATGAGTACCGGGTCAGGCAGCGGTTGTGCTCGTCGTATTCGCTGCTCACCGTGCGTTCCCCGTCTACCACGCGGTCCCCGCCGCTGGAGGGGTATTCCGCCAGGAGTTCAGTCAGCACGCAGGTGTACTGGCACGTGGCGTTGGCCTGATCGACCTCGTACTCGTACGTCCGCTGCCAGCCCGACGCGCGGGCGGGCAGGATGGGGCCGGCCCCCGTGCCCGCCAGCAGCACCGTGCTGGCGGCGGGATCGCCGTCAGTGACGATCTGGCCGGCGACGGTGACAACCTCGAGGCCTTCGTTGTTGACGGCCGTCCGCGTGGTCGCGCTGTGTGTGTAGCTAGCGCCTGTGGCCGGCTTGAGCGTCGCCTCGATGATGATCGAGGCCATCTGAAAACGCTCCCCCGCCTCGTTCAGGTACCGGAACGAATAGTGCGGCCCGTCGATGCAGGCCGAGGCGACCAGGTATTCGATGCGCGTGCCGCGCAGCTTTATCTCGGCCGTGGCCAGGTCCGCCAGCCAGGCCTCGAAGTCGGTCAAGTCATTGGGCAGGGAAGTGGCGATGCCTGGGGCGATCTCGATCTGGCATTCGATCCGGACCTTCGTGCCCGTGATCACGCGCGGGCCTAACCTGACGGGGCCAAACTCCGGATCGGATGACTTGGCGTAGGAGAGTATCTCGCGGCTTGTGGTAGCCCCGACCTTGAGCGTCAACATGTCGCCGAGTTCGCCTGGCATGCCTACCTCAAAACGAAGGTGCGGTCATCCTCGATCATCCGGAGCTCGTTGCGATACCGGGCGTCGCGCGCCGCCTGGCCGCGATTCATGGCCCCGCCCAGGTCCCGCGCCAGGTCGGCGCGATCGTCGCGCTGGAGATTGGCCCTGGGATTCTTGCCGATCCAGCCCAGGGCTTCCATGCCGGCCCGCGCGCGATCGACCAGCTTGACGATCTTTTCCAGCAGGTCCGCCAGCACCTCGAGCACGGGGGTGACAAGGCTTTGCTTGACGCCATCCCACACGCGGCCCAGCCTCGTCAGGGCGTCGTTGAACCGCTCAGCGCCCGCCGCCGTCGCGCCCGACATTACCAGGCCCATCCGCCCGGCCTCGTCGATCATGTCCGTGATGCCCTTGCGGCCGTCCTTGAGCAGCGGTATCAGCGACGCGCCCTGGCGGCCGAAGACCTGCTGCGCGGCGCCGGCACGCTGATAGGCGTCGGGCATCTGCGCAATGGCCTGGGCCACGTCCAGGAAGATCTGCTCGGTCGCACGCGCCCCGCCGCTGTTGGTCTTGAGCGCCACGCCCAGATCCGTGATGTCCTTGCCGCCCTCGGCGATGTTGCGGTTCATCAGCACCAGCGACTGGCGAAGCTCCTCGATGCTGATGTCGGCCAGGTCGCCGGCGTATTTCAGGCCCGACAGGAATTCCACGGAGGCCCCGGTGATCTGGGACATCTTGTTGAACTGCTCGCCCGTCTGGGCCACGCCCTTGACCGTCTCGATGATGCTCTTGGCGGCGTCCTTGGCGAAATTCGCGATCCCCACCAGCGGATTGGCCATGAAGGAAGAGATGGACGTGCCCAGGGCCTTCGTGATGCCCTGCGCCTCCAACATGCCGGCGGAAAAGCCGGAGCGGTCCAGCCGCAGGTGACCGAGGATTTCGCCGGCGTTGAAGCTCATTTCCGTTTCTCCGCAGATTTCGCCGATTTCACAGATTTGGCGGAAGAGGCGGCCTCGTCACAGGCGACGTACACGTCGGGCGGCAGATCGCGGATGCACTCGGGGCACAGCACCGCCTCGCGGCCCGCCGGGTAAACCGGCCTGCCGTCCTTCCAGCCGTATGGTTTTACGAATCGCACTCTCATGGCCTCTTGTCTCCGCGTTCCCGCGTCGCCGCGTCGCCGCGCCTCATATACGGCCCCAGCACGTCCAGGCCGCCGGTGATGGTCTGCGTGGCGGACCCGTCGCCGGAGGGCCTGCCTTCCATCCGCGCCGCCCGGCTGGCCGCCAACTCGCCCGCCGCCAGCAGGATCGACATGCCCATGTCAACACACATGTCGAGCAGCTCGGCCAGCGGCGTGCCCGGCAGCACTTCCGCCAGGGCCACGATCACCTGCCAGGAGCCGGTTGAAGAGCCGGGCTTCCGCTGGCGACAGCCCTGCCCAGCGCCGCCGCCTGCGCCGCCTGCTGTTTTTTTTTGAGCCAGTCGCCGAAGTAGGCCGACAACGCCGTGAAGGCCGCCAGCAGATCGTCGTAGCGCAGGGCGTCAAGGGCGGGCTTGGCCTGCGGCGCGAAGAACACGCCGATGGCCTCGCGCAGGCGCGGCTCGATTTCATTGGCGCCTTGCCCGCCGGCAGCGCCCGCGCCGGCTTTCAACATGTTCTCGATGCCCTCCAGCGCGATCACGTCCTTCCAGGCCGGCGGGGTCGTAGCCCAGTCGACGCCGCCCAAGGTGAGCGTCAGGTCCCAGGGACACAGGTTGCCGATGTTGATCTTCACGCGTAGCTCCTGTTCTGCGTAATCTGCGACATCTGCGGATTGATCTAGCCGACCACAGCCCCCAGGTTGCCCAGCACGAAATTCGGCAACTGGCCCCGGTCGGGGTAGCAGGTGAATTCCATCGGGATCACCGACTCGCCGTTGCCGTCGCCCTTGATGTTCAGCCCGCCGGTGCAGACGGCCTTGGCCAGCGTGATGTCCTCCGACAGGTCGGCGCCCATGTCCACCGGGTGCAGGGCCAGCGCCACGGCGTAGGTATAGATGTCCCCGCCCAGCGTGGCCGGCATCAGGATTTGGTTGCCCGCCCCGGTCATCCAGGGCAGGGCCTTCATCAGGTTGGCCCGCTTGACGGCGTACAGGCTGACCTTCACCGTGGCCTCCACGCCCATGATGCGATGGCCGACCACCTGCTGGAGGTAGCGCGGATATTTGCGCGGCAGCAGCAGCAATTTGATGGCGACCTCGGGGTTATCCACCAGGCCCACGTCGGCGGCGGCGATGGAGAAGGTGTACACTCGTACTTTTGGGTCATCAATGTCGGCCATCGGCAATTCTCCTAGGCGCTGCGCTTGAGCGCCTTGACCTGAAAATTCCAACTCACGATCCGCCGGCCGGCCTCATTGAGCCCGGCGTCGGCGGGCGGCTGGATCGCGTCCACGAGCACCAGCTTCCATTCGGTTGAGAGCATCACGTTCCGCCTGGGCAGGCGCGACGGGTACAGGGCGTCGTAGATCGCCCAGGCCCGCGCCAAGGGCGTTACCAGCCCGGCGTCGGCCCCGCGCGTCAGCACCTGGAACGTCGCCGCCAGGCACACGCTGTACGGCCGGCTGGCCCCGCCCGTGGGCACGATGGCCGTGGCCAGCCCCGAGCCCTCCGGCAGCGACCCCAGGAACAGCGACGTGCCCTTGACCAGGCTCGCCTGGGTCGCCAGGTAATCCACCAGGTCAGCCAGCAGCGACGCGGACATCAGCCGAGCTCCTTATGAACTTCCTGGGCGATGGTGTCAGCGGCCAGGCCGTTCAGTTCCTTGAGCGCGCCCTCGATGAACTTGGAGGCGTACGTCCCGTCCCGCGGGTGCGTGTGATGGAGCGGCTGCTCGTGCTGCTTTACTGTGTAATCGGCGGCCTCGCCGCCGCCGGCCGTCAGCTCACCGGTGATCGCCTCACCGTCATCCTTGATGGTCCGGGCGTCGCCGGCGATGGTCGCCATCAAAGTGCCGCCGGGCTTGCGGCCCGATTGATCCACCGGGCAGAGGTCCTTGGCCAGCTTCTCGCCGTGGGCCAGCAGGATGGCCACCGCGCGCTTGGCGCCGCGCCGCACGCGCTGGTCGGCCAGGTTAAGGCCGGCAAGGAAATCGGAGGCGTCGAGCTCGGTGGACATGTCTTGTTAATCGCCCAGGGTGATCATCCGCAGATTACGCGGATTTCGCAGAGAGGGAAAAACCAGAAAAACCCAATCTGTGAAATCTGCGGATCAACCCAAGAGCAGCAATCTATGGCCCAGGCTGCCGGGCACGATGTCGCAGGAGAGGACCTGGCTGGCGATGCCGTCGATGGTGATCCGGTCGCCCACGGCCAGGGCCGGCAGGCCCGGCAGGTTGCCCACGCGGACCGACAGCGACGCCACAACCTCGCGCCCGGCGATCAGGAGCTTCCGCTTGCGCGGCTCGGCCAGGCAGGCCCACGAGCCCGCCACGGCCGCCGCGTACGTGGGTTGCCCCTCGGAGTCAGATCCGCTGCGGAGCGAGTAGGAAGTGATGATGGCGTTAGTCAGCATGGGTTAAATCATCCGCCCCGATTTCAATAGGTACGGCTTGAGCATGGCCATCGCCTCAAAGCACACGACCTGGGGCGGCTTGGCCGGATCGTAACTCTCGGAGACGCCGCCCGCGCCCTGGGCGACCACGCCGTCATGCCGGTCGCGCAGCCTGCCGCGCCGGTGGAGGTCGCGGAGGATGCTGATCGCCTGAAGGAGGCAGGCCTTTTTCACGACGGCGGGCACGACAGCCGCGTTGGTGTCGGCGTCCCAGTCCCAGGTCAGGCCGCTGATGCATTGCTTGCCGGCGGGCCACATGGCCGGCTCGTCGGGCAGGTAGCGCGGGAACGCCCTGGCCTGGCTGCCAGGGACGCCCGACATGAAATCGTCATACCGGCTGCCGGCGAAACGGAGCGTGTCGATCTCGTCGGAGGCCTGGATCAGGGCGGCGGCCTGCAAGTCCGCATCGTCGGCGATGGCGGTCCACACCGAGCCGTCCACCACGCCGGCGGCCAAGGCCGTCGCATCGTCAGGCTGGAGATATGCGTCGATGTCGGGGTCGTCAACCAATGCTAAACTCCCATCCCGCACAGCGCCCGGCTGCCGGGGGCGGGCGCGGCGTCGAAATCGACATTCGTGTTGGTGTTGCCGGGGGCCAGGTTGATCGAGCCGTGGCAGTGGATAGGCTCGGTCGAGCCGTTGTTGACGTTGCTGACTGTGCCGCCCTGGATGTGGCTGGCCGTGTTGGTCACCGTGATGCCCGCGCCGTTAAGCGCGCCGCCGGTGATATCCAGCAGCGACGTGCCCATCTCAATGGCCTGCGTGCCCGTCGAGCCGGCCGCCCTGCCCAGCGTGCCGCTGATGCGATGGGCGGCGTTGCCCAGCTTGAGCGTGATGGTCGAGCTCTTGGCGTTGTAGCCCAGCGACACGTTGCCGGCCTGGATGTGCCGGCCGTTCATGTCCACCGCGTCGGCCACCGCATCGCCGAAGCGGAACAGGCTCAACGCCCGCGCGCCCAGCAGCCAGTCGCCAATGGCGGTCAAGGTTTTGTTGCCCGCCGAGAATGAGAACGACACGCCGCCGGCCACGGCGCTGGCCTCCATGCGGCCCCAGGTGTACGAGTCCTGCACATACACCAAAACGCTCCCCACGCTCAAGGCGGCCGACCCCACGGGCTGATGCCATTTATCGTTGCCGAACGTGTCGATGGTGAGCACCTTGCCGGCGCCGCTGATGGTCCCGCCGGCCTTGGCGGTGAATTCGTGCGCCCACAGGTTGGCCGCCAGCACGCTGTTGACGCCGGCCCCGCCCAGCCTGACGTGGGCGAAGGCATTGGCGCTGTTGGCATTGGCGGCGTCGCCGCTGGCTGTCTGGTCCCACACGCCCGTTGAGTTGAACCCGGATGTGCCCGAGGCGATGGACAGCAGGCCGCCCACGAAGTGCGTGAAGCCGCCGTCCACAAATGTGCCCGCCGTACGGGTGTAGGTCTTGACGCTCGTGCCGCGCGTGGCGGTGGCCGTGCCCGCCAGGTTGACCACTACGTGCAAGGCGGCGGTGGAGGCGGCCAGAGGGTTATTGGCGTCCACCGTCACGCCCAGGTCGAGGTTGCCGGCGGTGTCAATGGTCAGCGTGCCCGTGGCGTTGGCGTGCGTGATGGCGTGGCCGGAGGCGTCGAACGAGCCGGCGATGCCCTGGCCGCCCCAGTCGATGGCGCTATCGGCAGTGGCCGACACCTGGCCGTCCAGCGCGCCGCCCAGTGTCAATCCGCCGCCGGCCAGCACCACGTCGCCCGCCAGCGCCGCTCCCACGGTGTACGTGCCACCGCTGCACGTGGCGCTCGACCACGGAAAATTGCTGTTGCTGGGCGCGCCGTCGGTGACCGCGATGGTGCCGATTGCCGCCGGGGCAAGGATCCACCATTCGACGCCGGCGGCGCCACCGTCAAAGATAAAGTTGAACGTGCCCGAGTTGAAGCGGCTGGCCGGAATGCCCGCCGGCGTGATGCCGCAGGCGATGGTGTCGCCGGGGGCGTCGGCGGCGGGGTCGGGCGCGCCGTTGTCGTAGTTGTCGGCGGCGGAGACGTCGGTGGGGTCGACGCCCAGGCCGGTCCACCGGGTTGTTTTGGCCGCGCCCATTTAGCGCCTTTCCTGTGCCGGTGGCAGCGGCATGTCGGCGTCATTGACGGCCCGCACCCGGACCTCGATGCAGCCGCACTTGCCCGCCAGCGGAGCCAGGGGCACGCGCAGCGTGTCGATAACCTTGCCGTCCACGATAAGGGCGATGCCCACGCGGGCCTGGTCCACGACGCCGGGGAAGAACTTCCGCAACATCTTCTCGACGCGGATCACCGCCCCGTCGCGCCTGACCACGCGGGCGGGCAGAGAAAGGTCGGCCGTGCCGTCGGCGTTGACGGTCAAGGCCGCCTCGCCCGTGAATTGTGTTTGATCGGCCATGGGAAACTGCTCCTCAAATCGCACATCGAACATCGAAAATCAAAAATCACGTCTCCTGGCTGACGACGGCGAAGCCGTTGAAGCCGCCACCCGTGCTGACGAGCTGGAGGCCCTTGTTGACCGTCTCGCCGGCTGGCCTGACGGCGCCTCGCGGGTCGGCGGTGAACGGCACGACCACGCCGCCGTATGTGGCCACGGGCAGCGCCCCGGTCAAGGCCCCGCCGTCCTTGTCCTGGATCTGCACGGTCCCGCCGGCGGTGATCGAGCCGAACAGGAAATGCAGCCGCTGGCACTTGTCGGCGGCCTTGGCCGCCAACTGGAGCGTGCCCGCCCCGGCCTGGCTGATGGGCACAGGCGTGAACGTCAGGCCGTTGCCGTTGGTCAGGCGGATGGCGGCCAGGATGGTCGCCAGGTTGTCGGTGTTGGTCTTGACCGTGGCCAGGTTGCCGCCGGTCTCCTTGGCGATGGTCCCGGTGGAGTCCTGGCGGACGTAGCCGCCCGCGTCGGCGGCGCCTTCGCCGGCGACCTTCAGCCGCCCGGCGTCGATGATCTCGGCCAGCGCCTCGACGGCCGCCTTAACCAGCAGCAGCGTTTCCTCTGTTGCCTTCAGCTCACCCATATTGTCTCCTGTCTGCGATCCGCCGATGGCGCGGATCGAATCTGCGCCATCGGCGAAATCTGCGGATCAGCCAACGGCCCGATCTGCGGACTACACCGCGTCAAAGGCCAGTTCGGCGCTCGACACGACCTTAGACCCCACGGCGACGGCGACCCAGCGGCTCGTGCCCGCGTCGTTGTGCGTAAGCGAGAAAACGTATTTGCCCGTGTTGTCGGTGAGCGCCCAGTAATCCGCCTTGGCGGTCACCGTCTGGTAGATCGCGCCCGCCGAGGGCGCGCCGAATGTGTCGGTCCCCGTGGCGGCCGGAGCGCCCAGGGCGGCGGTGGGGTTGACCATCACCCGCACCAACCGCTGCTCGGCCAGGTTGTTGCCGGCGGCGTCCTTGAGCTGCACGGTGATGTCGCGGGCGTGCGCGACCTCGACCGAGGCGGTGACCGCCACGGAGGGGATCGCATCCTGCACCGCGTCGGCCATGCCGGCGAAGGCGTGGATGTGCAGGGCGTCGGCGTTGCCGCCGTCGGTGATGTCCTTGATGTTGGCGAACGTGCCCAGGGCGATCCAGGCCGCCTCGTAGCCCAATAGCGCGTTGGAGTCCTCGTCGTAGATCACCTGGCCGGCCGTGGGCGTGGTCTCCGTCCAGTCCGCGCCGTTCCAGGTGTACAGCCGGTCGGCGGTCACCGCCTGGGCGGTGGCGCTGGAGTCGCCCGTGCCCGAGTTGAGGTAGCGGTCGCCCTCGGCCGGGCCGGCCGGCTCGGCGGCGGTGAAGTCCAGGATGTCCTTGACGGCCTGCACGCGCAGGCCGGCGATGGCGTGGGTGTGCAGGGCGTCGGCGTTGGAGACGGCCCCGCCCGTCAGCGTGTTGAGGTTGGCGGCGGTGGACGTGGCGGCCGCGTTGTCGCACACCCGATTGACCTCGGCGGCCGAGGCGGTCACATCGGTCGCGCCCTTGGCCAGGGCGTGGCTGTGCAGGGCGGCGGCGTCGCCGCCGTCGGTGATGTCCTTGAGATTGGCGAACGTGCCCAGCGACAGCCAGGCCGCGCCGTTGTACCCGCGCAGCGTGCCCGCCACGGGGTCGAACGACAGGTCGCCGGCCTGGGGCATGCGCGGCTCCCACGCCGAGCCGTTCCAGGCATACACGTGATTGGCCAGCACGGGCTGGCCGCTGGCGGATGAAACGCCGGCGGCGCTGTTCAGGACGGTGTCCCCCACGCGGGGGGCCTTGGGCTCGGACGTGGTGAGGTTCTTCACGATCATCGCGATCTCCTTTTTTCTATCCTCGCGCCCGCCGGCACATGCGAGGGCGCGGGGATAGGCGGCCTACTTGGTCAGCGCGGGCCGCGCGCGCCGGGATCTTTCTGCCGGTTGCCTGTTGCCGGCTGCCGCTTACCGTGCGTCCAGCCAGGCCGACAGCGTCAGGGCCTCGGTCCCGACCGACGAGAGCGTCAACACGAGCTTGACGTACCGCTTGGTCGAGCTGAACAGCTTGGTCAGCAGGCCGGCGGCCGTCAGCGCCAGCACCAGGCCGGTGCTGGTGTAGGTGATGCCGTCGGCGGATTCCTGCACATCGAGGCTGTACGTCTCGCCGCCGCCGGTAGTGACGGCCTCGACGTTGGCCCGCAGCCGCATGGCGGCGTCGGGCTCGGGGGCCCAGCCAGCGCCCAGGTCGATGACCGTCTCGCTGTCGGCGGTCGCCGCGAACTCCTGGGAGTCCGACAGAACTAAACTTGCGTCTTGCATCGCGAATTCTCCATTTGACAAGGGGAAGGACCGGATAGCCGCCGGCGGCACGAGCCGCCGGCGGCTCACGGGCCAGTTTGATCTCGCGCCGATCAGGCCGCCGGCATGGCGTTCAGGATGCCGGCGTAGCGGGCCGCCGAGCGCGGGTGATGGACCGCCATGCCCGCCCGGCCCTCCACCAGCACAGTGCCGGTCGTGCCGCGCACGCCCTGCTCCTCGACCTCGATGAAGCCGCTGGCGGCCGCCTTGGCCAGGCCAACCACGTGCTCCTCGTCGTTGACGCCCGGCCGGAAGCACACGATGGAGCCGGTGACATTGCTGTTGCCGCGCGCCTCGTTGAAGCCCATGATGTCCGTGCCCGTCTCATCCTCGGAGGGGTCGATGATCCGGCAGCCGTTGTAGCTCTTGAGCTGCGTGGGGCCGGCCCACTCGGCCATTGACATCTGCGTCGCCCCGGCGGCGCGGACGATGGCGCCCAGCAGCCGCCGCATGGCGGCGCACATCACCAACATCTTCTGGGCGTTCTCGCCGATCACGCGGTCGATGATGGCGTCCAGGTCCAACAGCACCAGGGAGCCGCCGTTGTCGCCGGCGTAGGCGATGTTGGCCCCGATCATCCGCTCGTACAGGCCGATGAAGCCCTTGGGGTCGTCGGCCAGGTCGCCCTTGAGGAAATTCTTGACGTAGAACCGCGCGGCGGCCTTGGCCTTCATGGCGGTCTTATTGGCCCGGATGGTCGTGTTGCCGTACAGCTGGCGATCCACCGGGACCTCGCCGCCCAGGATGGCGGTGACCTCGCGGATCGGGTTGACGATGCCGACGCCCTTGGCGGCGGCGGAATACTCGCCGTTGAGCGCCCGGAACCCCACGCCGCCCAGGCTGGCCTCGCGGTTGTACTCGTAGATGATCTGGTCGCCCAGGTCCTGGAAGCGCAGCACGGACAGCAGCGGGTTTTCCGCCGCGAACACCTCGATCACGCCGCGCCGGACTTTGTCACCGACCTGGGCGGCGTACTGGGACAGCAGTTCTGCCATTGCTCGATCTCCATATTCATGAGTCGCGTCTTGCGGCCCGGCAACACGCCAGGCCCCGCGCCGCGAGGTCGTCTCGCAGATTCCAAGATTCATCCGCAGATTTCACAGATTACGCAGAAAGAGTTTTTCAAAACAAACCTGTGCAATCTGCGAAATCTGTAAATCACTTTCCGGCGGTCGCCTTCTCGGCCATGCCCGCCGCGATCTTCTGGGTCGGGGAGAGCTTGTCCACGTCGCCGGCGTTGCCGGGCTTGTTGGGGGCGTCGGCCCCCAGGCTCTGGGCCTGCATGGCGTACTTGCCCGACGCCAGGTCCGCCTTGAGCTGCTCGTTGGCCTTCTCCAGGCCGGCCTTGAGCGCCGCTTCATCCGCGCTGGCGGGGATGAGCGCCTGGTAGGCGGCCGGCAGCTTTCCCGCGTTGACGGCGATGAAGGCGGTCCGCGCCGTGGCTGCCGCTTCGTCGGCCTTGACCTTTTCGGCGGCCTGCGTGGCGGCGGCCGTCCGCTCGGCAGTGAGCGCCTCGGCGATCTGCGCCTTGACGGCCTCGGCCGTCAGCGCGCCCTTGGCCGCTTCGTCCAGCCGGGTGGTGAGCGCCCCGACTTGCTTGGCCGTCTCGGTGGCGGCGGCGGTGATGGCGACGCCGATGATCGTGTTGATCTGTTCGAGGTCCGCTTTTTCCAGTGCCATGAATTTTTCCTTTCCTGTTTTTTGCCAATCCGTGTAATCCGCGAAATCTGCGGATTCCGTGCTTCTGAAAAGGCTATTCGCCCGCCGCCTGGCCCTTGTCCTCGGCGCGGGCGGCAAAATTGCGGTCCGGGCCGCGATACATCGACTGCGCGGTCGAGGTATTCAGGTTCAGGAACTTCTCATTGATCCTGCCTCGCTCGATTTCCTTGCCCGACGCGAAGCGCATGACGAACGGGGCGATGGTGTGCGTGCAGTTGGGGTGGAACGGCGGACCGGGGATGGAGCCCAGCGCCGGGAACTCGTCGGACCTGCCGCTGATGGAGAAGATCTTGCCCACGAAGAAATCGCACAGGTCGCCGCTGATTGGCCCGACCACGGTCACCAGGTCGAACAGGTCCGGGTCGCCGAACATCTCGCCCTGCTCGGTCAATCTGTCCTTGGTCGCCTCGACCACCGCCTGGCGGACCTGGTAGTGCGCCACCAGCGTGGCGTATTTGCCGATGTCCATCCGTTTGCCGCCGGCCTGGATCACGCCGGCCTTGAGGTCGATGATGGCGGACGCCTCGGCCTGGGAAAGCTTGCCGCTGTCCAGCAGTTCCTGGCCGGCGGCGGTGAGCTGATCGCGGACGGAGCGGCCGATCTTTTGGATCGACCCGCCCGACACCAGGCCTTGGGCAATCGTGGCCGACAGCTTCGGGTCGGCGATGACCTTCTGCGACGTGGCGGCGATGACCCGCCGGGCGTTGGAGGCCAGCTTGGCGTTGGCCCCAGCCAGGTCCCGCGCGAGCTGGGACGCGAACACGCCGACCGCGCCTTGGTTGATCCGCAGCCAGTCGGCCCCCAGGGCGGCAGACCCGCCGCCCAGCTTGACGCCGATGCTCTCGATGTCCCGGTCGACCGCCTTGGCCGACTCGATCCACTTGGACTTCATCTCGCCGGTAACCCAGCGATCCGACTGCGCGCCCAAGGCGGCCGAAATGGCGTCCACCTGGCGCAGCAGGATGGAGGATTTGCCGCGCTGGAAGCCGGTGGAGTCCAGCAGGCCCCCCAGCCGGGCGGCAGCGCCGGCATAGATGCCGCGCAGCACCTTCATTTCGGCTTCAGTTGGCTCTGGGGCAGGCATCGCGTCCACGTCTCCGGTTAAAATGCCGCGCTACGGCGTAGGAATGGCCCACGTTCAACGCGCGGGCCAAGTCCCACATCAGCACCCCGGTTCTTTCCTGGGGGCATTTCTGGCGTTTTGGGGGGCAATGGGCAATCACCCCGGCTTGCCGCCGACTCCAAAGTCAGTGCCGGGGCCTTCAGTCGGGGGATGTTCGTCAGCCAGTCCCGGCGGCTGGCCCTGGAAGCCGGTGGGCAGGCTGGCTTCGTCCTCCTGTGTCAGTTCCGCCAGCTCGGCCTCCACCGCCGCCACGTTGCCGGCCAGCAGGATCATCAGCGAGCGACGCCGGCTGATGAGGCCAGCCGAGCGGTAGCCGGTTATCACCCGCATCTGTTCCTCTTCGTCCACCGGGAGGCCATCCGCCCAGGTCAGGGTCAGCGGGGAGACGGCGTAGCTGATCGCCGGCGTGAAGCGGTTCTCCAGCAGGCAGCAGATCGTCAGCGCCTCGCTGATCGCCGGAGACAGGAAGATCCGCTTGCGGTTGACGCGGGCCAAGGTCTGCACGACGGACAGTTTGAATTTCTTCCAACTATCGGCAGACGTGCCCGCGCCCTTGCCCAGCAGTTCGGGGGCCATGTCCATGTGCCCCAGCGTGGCATCGCGGGCGTCGGCCAGCGCGGAGGCCGCATCGGAGAGTTGCGCCTGCCAGGTGATGTACTGCATGGCCGGCTTGGAGGCGTCCTCGACGGCCAGGACCTTGCCGCTGGCCCGGAGGTTGCCGTTCTCGTCAAAAAGGCTTTCAAGGGCCTGCACGACCGGATCGGCGTGGACGTCCAGCACGCGCGAGATCTGCGTCCGCCGATTGTTGACCTCGTCCACCAGGCTGGCGAACTCGCCGGCGTAGTCCGACAGGCCGGGACCGCCGGCCGAATAGTTGGGCGCTTCCACAATGGCCAGGCCGGCTAGCCCGGTAAGCTCCACTTCCGCCAGGCCCGCGCCGGCCAGCTTGATGTCGGCGCGGCCCTGGACCATGCCGGCCCTGTTGAGCTCCCACAGTTCGTGCTCGATCTTGCCGGGCGCGTGGCGGATGACACGCGCGTAGGGCGTGCCGGCGATCTGGCACTGCCAGATGATCTCCACAGCCGCCAGCTCGCCGCCGGAGGCCCGCTGCGGGAACACCAGCTCGGGCGCGAGGCTGGTGAGCTTGACGACGCCCTTGACCACCAGCGGGGACAGCCAGGCCGCGCCGCTCCATGAGGCCGTCGCCGCCGCGTCAAACAGCAGGCCGTGCAAGCGGCTGGCGTCGGAGATGCGTTTCAACCCCTCGGCCTGGCCGGCGTTGTTCTTGTCCGAGGGGGCGATGCCCAGCGGCTCCCCGAATAGGAGGTCGGCGTATTTGAGCGTGCAGCGGCCCGGCAGGTTTTCCGTGATGTACATGACGTTGGCGGCGTTTGGCCCCAGCGCCTTGTACACGTGCTGGGTCTTGCCCGACGTGTAGAACGCGGCCTTGTGCGCGCCCTCGAACAACAGCCGCAGCGCCGCCAGCGACACCGCCCGGTCCTTCTGCGCCGCCGTCAGATAATATTTTCCGATTTCCATATTGCTCTCTCCGATTGCCAATTGCCGATTGCCCATTGCCAATTACCATCCCGCGGGCTTGGCCACGGTCCGGGCCTTCTTGATCAGCTTGCCGTCACGCGCCGCCTCGATGGCCCACAGCACGGCTTCCAGGTAGTCATCCTTGATCCACGTCTTGTACGTGGCCGGCTTGCCGTCGCGGACGAGTGGCTTACCGTCAGGCAGCAGTATGGAAAGCTCCATCGTCTTGCGTTTGCCGCCGTAGGATGGGATGCCGCCGCCGGAGGCGTCCTCGCGGTAATTCTTGATTTCCTCACGCAGGATGTTGTACGCGGAGGGGGCGACGAACCTGCGCGTGACGATCAGGCCGTGGACCGAAGTGACGAGCTGCTGTTTGGCCTGGCTCGTCATGTGGCGGATCTCGGTGATCGGCCTTTTGAGGGCCGGAATTGTCTCGCACCATTCCGCCAGGTCGCTGGCCTGGTAGGCCTCGAGCCGCATAGCCGAGATCCGCCAGCGCCGCTGGATCGCCAGGATGCGCTCCTTCAAGGGGTCGGCCAACTGGCGCATGAATTTCCAGGCCCCGATCAGGATGTACACACTGCCGTCGCAAGTCTCCTTGCCGATCTCCTCGCCGCGCTCGTCGTACACCGGCAGCGACCCGATCAGGGCGGGCACGATCACGCGGCCCACGGCCGCCAGGACCGTGCGGTCGGGTGTCTTGGAAAACGCCCCTGCCCGGTCCAAGCCCACGCCGACAGCCATCGCGGATGTGTCGATCTCCCAATTGTTATGCGCGATCTTCGCGCCGCGTGAAATGATCGTGGGCAGATTAGCCGAGAAAAGCGGATCGATCTGCTCATCAGTCCACAGCACCTCGCCTGCGCCAGAAGGCTGATTGCAGTGGTTGCGGAGGAATTCGCTGCGCGTCATCTGCGCCCAGCGGGAACGAATCCAGGCGGCGTCCAGCCAGGGATGAATCGCTTCGTCTGGGTCATCAAGCCCGACACCGCAACCGCGCTTGATCACATCATCCAGGTCGGCAAACCAAATCCACACGCAAGCTATGGACGGGTCGCCAACCGACAAGTCAACCGGCCTGCCCGCCTCTGCGGCTTCCGCTGCCTCGGCTTCAGCGGCCTGGGCCTTCTGCACGAAATCATGCACGAAATTAGCGGCATCGCCCATGTTGCTGTCGATGATGGAGACGCCGCACCACGGGTCGCCCGTGGAAGATGCGCCGACTTGATACAGCGCGTCGGAAGATGCCTTGCAACCTTCGGTGTTGTGGTAGACGGAAATCTTCTGCCCGTACGTGGTGGACTCTTTGGCGGGCTGGACCTTTATGACGCTGCCGGTCTCGTGGAAGCACACCTGGCCGGCGGCAATCTCGATCTTGCCGGATTTCTCCAACGCCGCCAGCGACGGCGAATTGCGGATCGTATCGACCACGGCTTTCAAGACCGTGTCCTCGCCCTGGTCTTCGCTGTTGCCCTGGATCACGATCACCTGATCCTCGTAGGCCATGCAGCGGTGCAACTCATAATGCGCGGACCATTCGCTCTTGCCGCAGCGCCTGACGTAGCAGGGCATCAGGGTCTTGTGGACAAGTTGGCCGCGTTCATCCAGCGCCAGCAGCTTCCGCGTGGCCTGGACCTGCCAGCGGCGATAGGTCGCCGGCTTCCACTTGCCCTTGTCCTCGCGGAAACAATTCGCCTCGATCCAGGCGATGTGCTCGTCGGCCGTGAAATGCTTTCGCAGTTCCTGGTCGGCCTTCTTGGCCGGCGCAGCCTTGCCGCCCAGCATGTCCGCGATCTGGGCGGCGGCGTCGGCGGGGCGCTTGCGCGGGCGTTTTGCCATAGTGGGCTAATCGCCACGGAGATTGCGCAGAGGTTCATCCGCAGATTTCGCAGATGACACAGATTCGGAATTCTAAAACCCCTTCTGCGTAATCTGCGAAATCTGTGGATAACACTCTGCGGAGAAAAAGACGGCCGGCAACGTCGTCAAACGTTGCCGGCCGCGCGCCGTGCGGTCGGAGCCACGCGGCCCGGATGCGTAAGCCGGGCCGTCGCTTCGCCTGGATGGCACAGGCCCGCCGGCGCGTTCCATCTGCCGCGCACTGATTCAGACTGGCGTCGCCGCGTCCCCGCGTCCCCGCGTCCCCGCGTCTGGTTTGGCGGCGGCGGTGAGCTTTTCAAATTCCTGGCGGATCTTCACCTCCAGCGATTCCCAGCCGGGCACGATCCGCCGGCAGGCCTCGATCAGGCAGTCCACCGCGTCCTTGCGGCGGGCCTCCTCGGCCAGCTTGGAGTCGAGCATCTTCTCCACGCTGCGCGTCAGGTTGGTCAGGGCGTACACTTCCTGGGCTAGGTTTTCGGGCGGGGCGTCGTCGGCGTTCTCGTACCCGCGCGCGACCCGCTCCTGCTGGAGCTGCTGGATCTTCATCATGCCCGACACGAGCTTGGTCTTGGCCGTGACAAAATCCCGCGTCGCCGCGTCCTCGGCCGCCCGCTCGGCGGCGTATCGCTTCTCGGACCACGAATGGGCGTCGCGCCATTTCTCGACCGTCTTGGCCGAAGGCACGTCCGCCTCGCCGTGGCGGCGGCGCAGCTCCTTGGCGATGGCGTCGGGTCCGTTGCCCAGCAGGTAGAGTTGAAACGCCTCGTTCCGAATTTCAGGTGAATATGCCATCAAAAAGCGCTCCTCTGCGAGTCGCGGTTAAGCGCTCACAGCGCCTCCACGTGGTCCCACGGCTTGCCGCGCTCGCAGAACGTCACCCCGCGCGCCGTCATCTTCCAGCGCCGGACCTTGTGCGCCGGGGCGCGGCGGTCGGTGGCGGGAAAGTCCTCGCCGTCGATGAAGTCCCTGCCGGCCAGGTACGCCAGGTCTCGCTCGACGTACGCCGCCGGCACGGGGTCGGGCAGGTCCAGGCAGGCGGCGATCAGCACGTCCTGGGCCACGCTGCGCGGGTAGTAGGCGTTGATCAGGTCCAACACCAGCGCCCGGTTCTCGCGGATCAATTGGGCGGACACGTCGTAATCGCTCATTTGCCTTGCTCCGGCCCGCCGGGGCACTCCACGCGCCGGCAGGGCAATTCGTCGATCTTCTTCATCACGTCCGTCTCGATTTTCTTCATGACCTCGCCGTGCTGGGCGGACAGCTTTTGCGACAGGCTGCCGAACAGCCGCAGCACCATCTCCTGCTTGGCGTAGTGCTCGCCCAGGTCGGTGCGGATGTCCCACACGCGGTTGCCGATCTCGTCGGCGCCGTTCTGGCGGGCGTCGCGCTCCGAGTTGATGGCCTCCATGAACTTGCCGATCTGGCCGTCGATCCGCTCGCGCTCCCTGTCCTGGGCGGCCTGGATGGCGGCGTGGTCCTTATCGTTCTGGGCGACCAGCCGGCGCAGGGAAAAGGCGATGATGGCCGTGGCCACGGTGATCAGCACGTTCACCGCCAGCAGCGCCAGGCCCGTGGCCGACACGTCCGTAACCTGTATCCCTAAGGTTTCCATGACGGGCTATTCGCCCGGCGGAAAAGACGGACGCGGGGAAACGGGGACGCGGGGACGCCCAGAGGCTATAGTGGAGACGTGCCCAAGCCGCGAATCATCCTGATCGTCCTGGCCGTGGCGATGGTGTCTGGCGCGGCGGCGTGGATCGCATGGCCGCGCCAGGTCGAATCGTTGAGCGGGCCGGCGGCCGATGCCGCGCCGTACATCGCGGCCGCCCGGAGCGACCTGGACCTGGCGCAGGGCAAGGAACGGATTTTTCACCGCCGGGATTGCCGCTTCGCGGCGAAACTTTCCCCGCGCTCGATGATCGGCTTTGCGGCGCGGGCCGACGCCATCCAGGCCGGCTACCGGCCCTGCAAGACATGCGGGCCGTGAAGCGAGATCGTGCTGCCGGTGACTGCGTACGCCAGCGCCGTGAACGCGGAGACGTAAACCCACTTCGTGATGCCCAGCAGGAATACCAGCGGGCCGACCAGCGTGGCGAATCCGACCATGCCGGCGATGACGCCCGCCAGGCACACCAGCCCGCCCACGCGGATCGCCAGGCCGGGCCTGCCGGCCAGGGCGTACAGCGATCCGACCGCCGCGATAATCGCCCCCGCGCCGTACAGCACCGGCCAGGCCAGGATGAGCATCGCCTGCGCAATGTCGGCGTGGTTGCTGCCGATGGCCCGCGCGTGCGCCAAGGAACCCCAGCCCAACACGGCCATCAGGCCCGGCCCGGCCAGATCCAAGCCGATGATGCCGATCCAGGGCGCGAACAGCATCCCCACCAGCACCCCCGCCAGGATGGCCAGCACGACCGATTTGCCCGACGCGCCCGCGCGCGGCGCCATGCCCGTGATCCGCTGCCGCTCCTGGTCAAATGCCCGCCCAGCCTTCACCGCCGATTGCAGCGCCGCCAAGTCGGGATCTTCCTGTTGGTTCATGATTTCCCCTTTCCCGCCTACTGTGATTCGCGCCCGCCCGACACGTGCCCGAAGATTTCAAAGGCCGTGATGAACTGGCTGGCCGGAATGACCAGGGCCGGGAACCTCGGGTTCAGCGATTCCAGCTTGACCATCTCGGCCCGCTTGCGGAAGCGCTTGACCATCGCCTCGCGCGATTGGGTCTGGCGGTCATCGAACAGCACCACCGCGATGTGGCCGCTGGAGGCGTGGCGCGACGGGTCCACGATCACCAGGTCGCCTTCCTGGAAGTCCGGTTGCATCGACGCGCCTTTGACCGTGATGGCGAAGGCGCCCTTGGGAGCGCCTTCAAACCGCACGTAGGAATCGGCCGCGCCCGGCGGCAGGCTTTCGGCCTTCAGGGTGTCCACGCCGACGCCGGCCGCCACGTCATTGATAATAGGGACGTAATGGGGCCGCCAGTCCTCGTCGGCGGGAAGCTCCTCGGCGGCGATGACCTTGGGGATTCTGTTGACCTGGAGAAGGCCGGCCGCCGCGCCGCGCCGAGAGAATTCCGCAACGCTCATGGTTTCCCGCGCCTTGGGGAAGGCCTCCGCGATCCGCCGCAGGTTCCGCTCGAGCTCAAGCCGCTGCCGATGCGCCTCCTCTTGCAGCGCCTCGTAATCGATGGTCGACCAATCCGGCTCGCCCAGGTGCATGGGGCCTTTGCCCAGCAGCAGCCAGGTCGGGGAAATGTTCTGTGTGCGGCAGACCGCGATCAAGAACTCGATGGAGGGCTCGCGCTGGGAAAGATAATTCGCCACGTTGTGGCGGGGCTGGCCGATGCGGCGGGCGATCTCCGAAACGGCGATGTCCGGGAACAACGCCCGGATGCGGTCTCGGATGGCTTGAATCGTTCGTTTCATTCGTGCGCCAGATTTTTCACAAATGTTGAAAAATTCCTCTTGCCAACTCCGGCACAGGCCCGATAATCTAACAATCGTTGCATTTGATGCCTGGTTTTGGAACGAATGTCTTAACCGCTCCGACGAGCGGTTTTTTCGGAGCGGCCGCAAACAACTAGTTGGCGAGTGTAAGCGTGAATCACAGAACCGTCAAGTGGGAAATTCGGCTGGCCCTGGCGCGGGAGGGCATCGGCGGATTCTCCCAGGCCGCCAGGCGGCTGGGCATTTCCAAAAGCTACCTGTCCCACATCTGCTCGGGCAGGCAGCGCCCCGCCCGCATCCAGCGGGCCGTCGCCCGCCTGTGCCGCCGGAACGTCGCCGACCTGTTCGGGGAATTCACATCGAGGCATCTATCCGAATCGGAGAAAGGATAACCATGGGCATCACTGGGAAAGGAGCATCGGAACATGGATGTTGCGAACGTGCGGACGGAACTGCCGCTGGAGTTGCGGGTGCTCGAGGCGCTGGCAAACGGCGGGCTGCTGTCGGTGGGGCCGACCGACGTGCAGCGGATCACGGGGGCCTCCAAGGGCTCGGTGTCGGCCCGGCTCAAGGCGCTGGCTGCCTCCGGCTACCTGATGGAGACGGAAAAGGGCAGGTATGTGCCGGGGCCGGCCATGTGGAACCTGGCCGGGGGTTACCTGCGGACGGTGCTGCGCCAGACCGAGGCGCTGCACAGCCTGTCCATCCAGCGGCTGGCGGCGACGCGGCAGATGGTGGACGTGCTGCTGTCGGCGATTCCGGGCCAGGAGATTCCCCCGCCGTCGAGCCCGCCGAGCGGCGGGGAGGCATGAGGCTCTCGGGCCGGCAACTGCTGGATTTGCAGGGCCGCATCGCCGCCATCAACCGCGCCCTGTACGAACTGGAAGATTGCCTGACGGCCTACGCCAACGGCGAGGCCGATGACGACGGCCCCATCGGCATCCCCCACACGCTGGACCCGCCGGGCGACCCGGCCGAACTGGAGCGGGCCTTCCGCTCCGTCGCCGCCCGCGCCGCCGGGGCGGACGACGAGCCGCTGCTGGTAATCGGCCAGGGCGACGCCGCCCGCGAGTATTCGGCCAAGGACCTCAAGGAAATCTTTTGACCGCGCGTTTTGTTTACCGGACAGAAAACTTATTCAAAGGAGCAAACCGTGAAGATCACTCTGCTGCCCACAATCGTGTTCACCCTGACGCTGATCCTCATCCTCGGAGTCACCCAGGCGCTGATCTGGCGATTCGAGGCCATCGAGCACCGGCTCGACCTCCAGGAGGAAATGCTCAACGCCCACGTCCGCAACCTGCACGTGGGGGCGCAGGGCGGCGGCGAACTCCTGATCACCATCCCCCGCGTCCGCGTCCTCGAATCGCCCCAACCGGAGACCCGGCCGGCGCGGGCCGAGAGCTTTTGAAAACGGCAGCCCTGGCCGTTTTCAAAACGGCCATTTGGCCCTTTTGTTTACCGGCAATGCAACAAAGGAGCGAACGTGAAAAAGAGTGAATCCAAAACCGAGACCGGCCTGGCGACCATCGCCCAGGTCGCCCAACTCGCCGCCGCCGGCCAGCGCGGCAGGATGCGGCTGTTCAACAGCACCGATCTGGCCAACATCCCGTACACCCCCGCCAACATCGAGTCGGCGGTGCAGGCCGTCAATTACATCTCCGAGCAGACCAAGGCCATCCTGGAAGTCTCCGTGGTCCAGCGCGGCATGTACCTGTGCTGGCTCAAATCCAACTGCGGCGAGCACGGCGAATGGGAGAAGTTCTGCGCGGAGCGATTCCCGGAGATCCCCGAGCGCAGCCGTCGCCGCTGGATGGCCTCCTACCTGGTCGCCTGCGGCCAGCGGAAGCCCAAGGAACTGCCCTCCTACCAGGCCGACGAGTTTGACGACGAGGACCTCTCCGGCGCGGTGGAGAACCTGTCGACCGACAAGGCGGACCTGGCCCCCCGCCGGGCGCTGCTGGACATGCTGGCGAAATTGAAAAAGCAGATCGACAAGGGCCAGGAACAATCGCAGGCCAAGGACGCCAAGATCGCCGAATTGGAAAAGGCCAACAAGAATTTCCAGGCCGGCCTGACCATCCCGGAGTCCGTGCGCGACGAGGCCGACCGCATCACCACCATCCGGGCCAAGTTCGGGGAGTTCATCATGCTCTGGTGCAAGAACCTGCCCGACGACCGCGAGGCCCTGCGGCTGCACCGGGGGCTGTGGCAGGAGCTGTGCGAACAGCTCGAGGACCTGTGGGAAAACGCCATGCTGCCCCACGGGCGGAAGCTGGCGGAAGTTCACGGACGCGGCGAAACGGAGACGCGGAAACGCGGAGACAAGAGCGACGCATAGGCACGGCCGCCAGCGCCGGGCCGGCGCACGGAAGCGACGGCCACGGATGGCGCAGGGAGGCACATCAGTGTCGGCCCGGCGCGGCGGGAACTTTTGAAACAGGAAAGGAACGGAGCCATGAACGTACGCAAGATGATCTTTGTGGAAGTCGAGGACCACGCCGGCCAACCGGCGATTCGATTCATGCCGGTCGATGACAGGATGGAGCCTGATCGCAGGCGCATCTATTCGATCCCGCTGAACGAATCGCGCCAGTACATCGGCACGCTGCTGGTGGAATATGCCGAACGCCTTGCCGAGGGGCACATCAACGAGGCCGCCGTCCTGCGCGATTCGCTGCGGAAGCTGATTGAATCGGAGCCCAAACCCAAATCTGCGTCATCGGTGAAATCTGCGGATCAAGGGCGATTGGCAGGATAGGGACGACGTTGACCATCGACCCGAAAATCTGGTCTGAATTCTTAACCGGCCTGGCCGGCTGCCACAACCGGCAGGCGCGCGGCGCGCTGCTGGGGGCGTGGGCGGCGCGGCTGAACCTGTCGGCGGCGCAGTTGCGCCGGCTGGCCAAGGACGCCGGGGTCGCCTTCGGGTACGCCCGGCGCTGCGACGCGGGAATGGCGGACGCCGCCCTGGCCGCCGCCGCCGAGGCCGCGTGCAAACTCATCACCGCCTCCAACGGCAAGATGCCCAGCCACGCCGCCATCGCCCGAGCCGAGGGCATGGGCTGGATTCCCGCGGGGGTCAAATTGACCGAGGCATACCTCGACCGGTACATCCGCCAGCACGACATCCGCCGCTCGGTCGATTCCGCCCCGCGCATCACGCGGCTGTGTACCTGGGGCGCTGTCGGCCACGTGATGCAGATCGACTCGACCAACTGCGCGCAATGGTGGATCGAGGACTCCGGCGAGATTCGCGCCTGCCGGCGCGGCGAGGTGTACCGCAACAAGCCCGCCGACGGCAGCCGCCCCCGGATCATGCGGTACGTGGCGACCGACCCCACCAGCGGCCTGTTCCGCGTCCGATATTTCCTGACCACCGGCGAGCGGGCCGAGGTGTCGCTGGAGTTCCTGTACGAAGTCATGAGCCGCGCCGCCGACCCGGAAAAGCTGCCGATGGCCGGCGTGCCCAATCGCATTGTGCTGGACGGCGGGCCGGGCAATGCCTCCAGCGCGTTCAAGAACGCCTGCGAGAGCCTGGGCGTCGAGCTGACGCCGCACATGCCGCACAAGCCGTGGGCCAAGGGCGCGGTCGAGACCACCATGCACATCTGGGAGCGGACGTTCGAGTCGGAGCTTTCCATCTGGCCCGCGTCCAGCATTGACGAGTTGAACGCCCGCGCCTACGCGGAGAACTGCCGGTTCTGCTCGGAGCGGATTCACTCGCGCCACGGCCAGACCCGCTCGGCGTTCTACGCCGCCAGCCGCGAACCGATCCGCCTGCCTCCCCCGTGGGAGATCTTCCTGGAGGCCGCGCACACCGCGCCCGAGGAGCGGACCGTCAAGGGCGGCAGCCTGATCTCATTCGAGGGCGACGAGTACCTGGTCGCCGGGCTGGCCGGCTGTGGCACGGGCGACAAGGTCATGGTCCGCAAGGCCGTGCTGGATTGGGACGCCCGGACAAAGCCGCTGCGGATCGAGTTCAAGGGCGCCACCGTCATCGAGTGCGCCCTGGCCAAGAACGCTGACGGCAGTTACCAGGATCGCCGCGTGTACGGCGAGCGCGTTGACGAAACCATCGCCGCCCAGGAAGCGCGGCCCGCCCAGGACCTGGAAACCGTCCGCGCCGCCAGCCCCGCCGCCCCGGTCATCCGGCTCGACAGCCTGCCGGATCACGCCGTGGCCCCGGCCCGGCTGGAGATCGCGGCTTTTGCCAATACCGCGCCCATCGGCAAGCGCCGGGTGGTGGCGCTGCTGGAACTGGCCGACCGGCTTGGCCGGGAAATATTGGAACGCGAGATCGCCGAGCTTGGCTGGGGCGACCTGGTCACATCGGCGCAGATCGAATCGTCTATCCAACGCCTGCGCAACCCTCGGAGCGCCGCCGCCGGCGGCATGGGCGCGCAGGCCCGGACAGCATAGTTTCCCGCGCCGCGCATCGGAGCGCGCGCGCCGGAGACAAAGGAGCAACGCATGGACCTGTCGCGCAGATGCCGGGAGTTCTGGGGCCTGAATCCCTTCGAGAAGGTCACGCCCTTCCCCGTCCACCTGGACGGGGCCGAGGGGCTGTTCACCTGGCCCGCGTTCGAGGAGGTGGTCGACGGCATCATTACCGCCGTGGCCAGGCGGCAATTCCTGATCGTGTCCGGGGCGACCTGCTCGGCCAAGTCCACCGCCTGGGACCAGGCCAGGCGGCGGCTGGCCGACGAGTTCCCCACGCTGCGCGTGTGCGCGCCGGGCGGGCTGGACCCGGCCGCGTACACCGAGGGCACCATCTATTCGGCCGTCAAGCAGACGCTCTCGCCGTTCACCCACACGCCGCGCATCCGCGAGGACCGCGCCCGCCAGGTCCGGGGCCTATTGGAAAAATCCAACGCCGACCGCGAGCCGGTCGTGCTGGCCATCAATGACGCCCACTGTTGCCGGCTGGACTTTTTGCTGTGCTGCAAGCGGCAGTGGGACAGCCTGGACGGCTACGACCGGCTGCTGTGCCTGCTGCTGATCGGCCAGCCCGGCCTGGTCAGCCTGATCCAGGGGCGCACGGAGATCTCCCAGCGCTCCGAGGTGGTCAAGATGCCCGGCCTGGGCGCGCACATCCCCGCGTACGTCGCCCACGAGTGGGCGCGGTGCTCGACCGAGCCCCAAAAGCCGGCGCCCTTCGACGAGACCGCCTGGCGCGAGCTGGGCAAGCTGGTGACCGAGGACTGGGCCGCCCGCCGCGATCACCCGCTGATCGTCAACCGCATCGTCAGCCGCGCCTTGTTCGAGGCCTGGCGCGTCAAGCAACGGACCGTCGACGCCTCGATCATCGCCAAGGCCATCGGCGCGGAGCGCTGAATATGACCCTCGAAGAACATCTCGACCGCGTGCAGCGCATCCTGGAGATGCGGGAGCTTTCCGTGTCGGACCGCCACATGCCAAAGCGGATCGCCGCCGAGTCCAACCGCGTGGTGCTGTCTGTCGCGTTCGACATCCTCGACGGCGCGTGCCGCCGCGAGGCCGCGCTGCGCGGATGGATCGTTCGCCGACTCGTGGAACTCCGGCAAGCCAGGGAATCAGCGGGAAGGAATCAGGGATGACCAAGCGAGAACGCAAGGACGCGGGGTTGACGCCCCAACAGGCCGAGCTCTTCGCCGAGAACGCCGCCATCATCGACCGGGCGGCCGACGCGGTGTGGCGGCGGTTCCCAGGGCTCAACGGCCTGGACCTGGACGATTACCGCCAGTTCGCGGCGCTGGGCCTGATGCGGGCCTGCCAGAAATTCAGGCCCGCGCGCGGCGTGCCCTTCGCCGGCTACGCCTGGTTCCGGGCCTGGGGCACGGTGATGTCTGGCGTCCGCCAGGCCGACGAGGTCGGCCGGCGGCGGCGCGCCGATGGCCTCTCCGGCCCCAAGGTCTCCATCGAGCGCCACGGCCCCCACGGGCCAAGCGGCGACGGCCAGGCCGGCAGCCTGCGCGACGACCTGCCCGCCGAGCCGCGCGCCTGCCGGGTGGAGAGCTTTTCGGACCTGCGGAGGGCACTGGCCGGGTTGCCGCTCCCCTGGCGGTTCGTGATCTGGATGGCCGTGGGCCTGGAGATGCCCGCCTGGCAGATCGCCGACGTGCTGGGCCTGGGCGAAGAGCGCGTCTGCCAGATCAAGGACAACGCATTTGCATTCCTCGCCCTGCCCGGCGCGGAGCCCAGGGGACGGTCCCCTGGGCAGGCGCAGACGACACGCCAGCCGCGCCGGCAGGGCGAGCTTTTCCCCAATTGAGGACGGAGCCTGAAGATGAAACACGCAAAGGTCAGTCAAGAGGAGCGGCAGCGCCGGGCGGACTCGGCGCTGCGCGTGATCCGGGAGTCGCCGGGCCTGACGGCCTGGCAGATCGGCAGGCGGATGGGCGAGGTCACCGCCCGCGACGTGCGCGAGCGTATCCGGCTGCTGCGCAAGGGCGGCGTGGCCATCGTGGCGCTCAAGGCCGGCGGGTACGTGTACCTGCCCGACACGCTGGACGACGCGCGGCGGGCCGAGTTCGTCCGCGACCACCGCTGGCGGACGCGCGAGTACATGCTCGACCACGCCGTGCTCATGAAACAGATCGGCGGCATGGCGGCCGACGCGGTTGCCGAGGCCTGCCTGTTCGACCTGACGGTCCCGCTGGAAGAGTGCGAGAAGGTCGAGCGGAACCTGCTGGGGCCAGACGACCTGGCCCGCCTGCCCGAGGCCCGGCGCGGCGGCTGGACGAAGGTGCTGGTCAGGATGCTCGACCGGCTGGCCGCCGACCCGGAGGCCTGGGCGACCGAGCGGGCCGCCATCGCCAGCCGCTTCGGCGGCGTGTTCATCACCGCGCCCGAGCGCGCCAAGCTGGCCCAGGCCAAGAAGCTGCTGGCCGAGATCGGAGTCTGACATGGCGGCAAAACCCACGCAATCCGAAATCGACCGCGCCCGCGTGTACGGGCTGATACTCACCGCAGGCGCCGCCCTGGACCTGCTGGAGCGCGAAGGCTACGCCCGCGCCCCGGAGGCCAAAAGGCTGTGCAAAGCCCTGGCCAACATGGAGGCATCCGACATCCAGGCCGGCAAGGCCAGGAGGGCCAAATGAAAAAGCCAACCCCCCAAGCCATGCACATCGACATCTCCAGGGACAGCGAGGGCCGCTTCGTGGCGGCCGTCGTGGAGACCGATCTGGGCAAGGTCATCGCCCGCTCGGACGGCCATCGCACCCGCGCCGCCGCCATCGCGGACGCCTGGGCGCAGTACGAGGAAATGCTGGCGGCACAGGAGCCCAAACACCAATGAGCCCGGCAGCCAGACAGATCGGCGCTGTAACGGTCACCGGCCACAGCGTGCGCGTCAAGGTCGCCAGCGGGCGATTTGACGGCCTGGCCCGCACGGTGTGGCAAGCCGCCCACGGGCCGATCCCGCGGGGCTATGTGGTGTGGCACATCAACCTCGACCGGCGCGACTGCCGGCTGGCCAACCTGCAACTGCTCACCCGCAAAGAGGCGCTGCGCCGCCAGCGCCAGATGTGGCCGGAGATCTTCCGGGCCGGCAGCCGCAAGGCCGGGGCGCTGGCCGGCTCGATGGAGGACGCACGCGCCGCCGAGCAGACCAGGCGGGCGGGCGTCCGCAAGCGCCTGGCGGCGGCGCTGGCGGGTTTGTGCCCGGAGTGCCGGGCGATCCTCGATCCGTTCTGGCCGCGCATCTTGAAGGGCCTGCGTGTGACTGATGAATTCAACAATCTGCGTGCATCGGCGAAATCTGCGGATGAAAAACCCTCCGCGCAATCTGCGGAAAAGGAGAACTCGTGAACAAGGGCAAGATGAAGAAAACCCGCGTCGCTGAATGTGCGGACAACTCGGTCAATATCTGCACCGGCTGCGCGCACGGCTGCCTGTACTGCTACGCCGCCTTTCGCGCGGCCCGCTTCAAGCGCTGCCCGCGCCACCAGTGGACGGATGAGCACGTCAGGCCCGAGGCGGTCAAGGGCCTGGCCGGGCGGCTGTTCCAGGGCCGCGTGATGTTCCCGACCGCTCACGATTGGACGGACCTTACCAGGCCGCATTGCCAGCAGGCCCTCGCCCACATGCTGGCCGCCGGCAATGACGTGCTGGTCGTGTCCAAGGCCCGCAGCCAGATCGCATCCGACGTCCACGCCGTGTGGAAGGCGTGCCCGCGCCCAAACGCCATCCGGCCCGAGCTGCGGATGTCCATCACCTGCGTCGATGAGGCGTTGCGGAAGTTCTGGGAGCCCAACGCCGCCCCGATCAGCGAGCGCGTGGCCGCCCTGCGGCTGGCCAAGGGCCTGGGCCTGCCGACCAGCGCCAGCCTTGAGCCGCTGCTCGAACCCTCCAAGGCCGTCGAGCTGGTCACCTGGCTGGAGGATTACTGCGTGGCCGACGAGCACGGGCGCGGCGGGGAGATCTGGATCGGCAAGGCCAATAACCTCCCCGCCCGGACCGCCTGGGCCAAGGGCGTCGTCCCCGACATCGAAGGCGCCGTGGCCGCGCTTGAGGCCGTGCAGACCGATGACGCCGTGATGGCCGTGTGGGTCGAGCTGCACGGCAACCCCAAGGTGCGGTGGAAGGACTCGTACGCCGACGCGATCAACCGGCACATCGGCCAGGCCGACGCGGGGACGCGGGGACAGGGGGACGCGGAGAAATGAAGACGGCACAAATGCACTTGTGGCGTCCAGAGATGCCCGAGCAGGGCAACCCCTGCACCGTCGAGCAACTGGCCGAATATATCTGCTGGCGGGCCGATCCGGACTGCCCCGAAGGCCACTGCCCCCACGCCGTGGAATGCGCCGCCCAGCCAGTGGGCGATTCATGGTGCATCAAGGCCGTGCGCGAACGGGCCAATTACAACGGGGCGCGCCGCGACATGATGGGCACGCTCCCCACGTCGCCGCGTCCCACGGTCACCGCGTCTCTCTTTTCGGAGGCCCAGACATGAAAGTTGGCACGAAGAGCGTACTGTTCGGCGCACATTGCTTCCTGCTGCATCCGTGGTTTGTCTTTGCGGCCTGGCGGCAACTGTACGGCTTCCCGCTGGACCCGCGATTGTGGTTGGCCTTCGCGGTTCACGACCTGGGCTATCTGGGCAAGCCCAACATGGACGGCCCGGAAGGCGAACGCCATACCGACCTGGGCGCGCGAATCATGAGCGTTGCCTTCGGTAAGCGCTGGGGCGATTTCTGCCGTTACCACAGTCGGTACGCGGCCAAACGGGATGGACGTAAGCCTTCCAGGTTGTGTTCAGCGGACAAGCTGGCCATCGCATTGACGCCGGCCTGGCTGTATTTGCCGATGGCCAGGCTGACGGGCGAATTGAGCGAGTACATGTCGCGGGCCAAAGTCCGCGCGGCAAATAACGAAAGGCTGTCCGCCGAAGAGCGCCGGCGCGTGAACAGCGAATCGGCAGCCCTGTGGTACAGCGGCGTTCAGGCATACATGCGGCGATGGGTCGAGGCGCATAAGGACGGCGCTGCCGACACGTGGACGGCGTCGGCGGCAGGCCGTCAGCCCCTTAACGATGAAGGCGTCTGGAAATGAGTTGCCTCTTCTGCATATTGTCAGCCCTTGAGGACCTCACGCGCGACGATCACCCCGACGCCCTGTCTTGGGACGTGTCGGATCGCAGTCGCCAATTCATCGCGGACATGATCGCCCAGGAACGAAAGCTGGGCGCGGGCTCGATCACCGCTCGCCAGGGGGCCTGGCTGATCAACCTGCACGGCATGATCACGCGCGAAATCACGCTTATGAGTCGCCTGTCCAACCACCGGCGGCAGGCCAAGCCACAGGATTTCGGGTTGAGGCAATGGTAGAGATCATCGGAGCAATCTCGACGCTGCTGGCCGTGGCGGGCACGGTGCTCAATAACCGCCGGCTGCGCGCGTGCTTTCCCATCTGGATAGTGTCCAACGTCATGACACTCGGCATCCACGTGACTGCCGGGCTGTGGAGCCTGGCCGTCCGAGACGCGATCTTTTTCCTGCTGGCCATCGACGGCCTGCGGAGGTGGAGAAAATGAGCGTTGATTTGAAAGTTGACGCGACGCAGTTCATGAAGACTTACGAGGCGATGTTCCTGGCCTGCAACGCCATCGGCGGAACGGGCCACGGCTCTCAATGCCGGAACATCGCGCGCCGGTTGCGCCCGGCCAACTTGATCCCGCGCGGCACGCCGGCCCCGATCCCGGAGACGCCCAACGCCGGCCGCAACCGCGCTTGCCCCTGTGGCAGCGGCAGGAAATTCAAACAGTGTTGCGGGAGCAACCCATGAACGCGATCCAGGATGCGCCCGGCAAACCCTGTTGGTTTTGCGGCAAGCCGGTCAAGGCGGGCGATGACTTCGTCGTCCGGTACAAAAGCTACCACGATGGAGCGTTCCGCGTCATGCAGTACGTGCATCGCAAGTGCAAGCGGCGAACAATCGTTGACCAGGGCGTCATCAACCCGACCGGAAAGGCATACCTATGAATCCGACCCAAAGGCGACAACAACTCGGCCGCATCCACGCCGCCAAGCGGCAGCTTGAATTGACCGACGATGGCTACCGCGATCTGCTGGAGTCCTTGACCGGCCTGCGCAGCGCCGCCGACCTGACGGACGGCCAGATCAACCACGTGCTGGACTGGCTGGCGTACCTGGCCGGCTGGCGAGTCGCCCAGCCGCGATCATTCGGCCCTCGCGGCAGCGCCCAGCCCAACCTGGCCCGCGTCTGCAAGGCCCTGGCCAACGTCATCCCGCCGGGCTTCTCGCGCCCGCCGCTGGGGTCGGATTCCTGGGTCGCCAGGACGGCCCGTTGCGATGTCCTGGGCACGCCGTTCGAGGATATGACCGTGGCCGAGCTCACCCGGCTCCTGGAGGCGATCAAGGCCATCTCCCGCCGCGCCGGCCAACGGCGGAATGAGACCTTGGACGAGCTTCCGATTGGGGGCGAAATGGGGCCTGCCGATCCAGGCCGCGAACCCGCGCCGTTTTGACCGCCCGGCGTTCTGCCCGCGAGAACGCCGTTCTGGACGCCGGTTCAAACGGCCCCCTTTTCCCCTCCGATTACCCCCTCTTTGCACCCGCGAAAGCGCGCTTCCTCCCGTCCGAAAGCCCCTCCCCGTACAGTATTCGTCCAGCCAGTCGTCGGT